TCAGCGATTAAAGACCTTCTCCTCCCCGGTCTCCGTGGGGTTGAAGGCAAGTACGAGATGATCCCATCTCAGTACGACAAGATGTTCACGAAGCACGATTCCAAAATGGCGCTTGAGCGCACTGCGGAAATGCGCTTCTTGGGTCTTGCACAGTTGAAGACCGAAGGCGGCCAGACCGCTTTTGATAACTCGGCTGGCGAACGCTATGTCTACAATCAGGAACACACTGAAATCGCTCTTGGGTATGCAATTACCCGTAAGGCGATTGATGACAACCTGTACAAGACACAGTTTGCTCCTTCCAACCTGGGCCTCATTGAGTCGTTCCAGCAGACGAAGGAAATCTACGGCGCGAACGTGCTGAACACTGCCACGACCTACAATGGCTCGGTCGGTGGTGACGGCGTGGCTCTCGTCTCGGCTTCGCATCCGATTGATGGTGCGACGATCTCCAACTACGCAACCAGCGAACTCAACGAGTCCACTCTGTTGAACTCCATGATCGCTGTTCGTACCAACTTCAAGGATCAGGCTGGCCTCAAGGTCTTCGCCCGCGCCCGCAAGTTGATCGTCCCGCCGCAGTTGGAGCCGACTGCTATCCGTCTGACGAAGACGGAACTGCGTCCAGGCACAGCAGACAATGATGTCAATGCAATCATGATGACCTCGGGCGGCTTGCCTGAGTCGTACATGGTCAACGACTTCTTGACCTCTTCGTCGGCTTGGTTCCTTCTGACAAACATTGACGGCCTCTCCTACATGGAGAGAGTTAAGTTTGAAACAGATATGCAGGTAGATTTTGTGACCGACAACCTTCTCGTAAAAGGTTACGAACGTTACAGCTTCGGTTACTACAACTGGCGCTCCATATACGGTAGCATCCCATCGTAAGAACTTTAGAGGGCGGGGTGTAACAGCCCCGCCTTTTATCTAGGTTTCCCGATCACGCAGACCGGCCTAGCGGACTCTGCACAGACTGTGTGATCTTATCGTGCAGGAGGTTCCTATGGGAGCAACCACTTTTACTGGTCCAGTTAAGGCTGGCACCGTTCTGAACACCACCGGCTCAACCGTTGGTACGCTTAAAAATGTCGGCTTTGTTGAGCTTGCTCAATCTCAGGCCATCACACAAACTGGCTCAGCGACTGCGCTGGCGACTAACATCGTCATCCCAGCAAACAGCACAATTACATCAATTGATCTGTTTGTTACGACTGCTTGGTCAAGCGCAACGACAACTTACACCATCAGCGTTGGCACTTCGGCAACTGCAACTGAATTGGTTGCGGCCTCAAATGTTAATACGGTTGGCCGTCAAGCCCTTAATCCGGGTACGGACGCTACCAAAACTGCCAACTGGATTAACACAGGTACGACAGATGATCGTATCTATGTTCTTTCGGGTGCTAACAACGTCACCAATGGCGCGGGAACTTTGGTTGTCCGCTACATTCAAGGCATCAACGCTTAATTCGGGTCATAGGAGGCTCACATGAAAGGTCGTAGCAAGCGCGCTTCTGGCGGTGTCAATGAAATGGCAGAAGACGCAAAGATGAAGAACATGCGTTATACCTATCAGTCAAACGTCAATGACGAGGCTGAAGAGCGTAAGCGCGGCGGCAAGACCGTTGGCAAGGTAAAGGGCGCAAAGGCGAAAGCCAGCATGGGCCGTATGCCTCGCAAGTCCGGTGGCCGCACGGGTTCTAACATGAACCCACTGTCGTCGGCAGCTAAGGGAACATCGGCTCCTGGCCGTGACGTTTCTGGCAGCCTGACCTAAAACTGATGGGGGCTTCGGCCCCCATCTTTCCTTTTGGAGGGGATTATGGCGAAATCACCAGCTTGGACACGCAAAGAAGGTAAGTCGGAGTCCGGTGGATTGAACGAAAAGGGTCGTGCCAGCCTCCGCGCCGCAGGGCATGACATTAAGCGTCCCCAGCCAGAGGGCGGGTCGCGTAAGGATAGCTTTTGTGCAAGAATGACCGGGATGAAGCGTAAGCTGACGGGTTCTGCCAAAGCTGCCGATCCTGACAGCCGTATCAATAAATCTCTCCGTAAATGGGATTGCTGACATGGCATCTAAGCCGCAAAACTCAGGTCTTTGGGGCCGTGCTAAAGCGGCTGCAAGAGCCAAATTTGACGTTTATCCGTCTGCTTATGCCAATGCCTTTGCATCCAAATGGTACAAGCAGCATGGCGGTAGCTGGTCTGGTGACGACAATCGCGTCAATAAGGCCGATGGTGGTGGTCTTGGAAAGTGGTTTTCTGAAGACTGGCGGGATGTGAAAACTGGCAAAGAGTGTGGTAGAATACCCGGAGAAAAGGGCAAACGTCCGTATCCAGCTTGCCGTCCTGCTTCTGCTGCTGCTTCTATGAGCAAAGAGCAAAAAGCATCAATGGCGCGGAAAAAGACAAGCTCTGCTAGGAAATCTTGGCCCGTAAGCCCATCGGGCAAGCAAAAGGAAGATTAAGATGACCGTTACAGCTTGGTCCATCACACAGAATGGCCGTAATGAGCCGTTTGAGCTACAGGTCGCTCGCGGTCAGATCACCAATCATTCCGAACAGAACATTTTTGGTTATGGGACAACCCCAGCATCGGCTGGTATTTTCCGTACTGTTTGGGAAAATATGGCAACAACAGAATATGTGTTTCCAAGTTCTGCCTTGACTATGCAGCTTGTTAGCACAACGGCGGGGGATACGGCTTCAATTACTATTGTTGGTCTTGATGCCAACTATAGTGTTATCTCTGAAGTTATGGTTCTTAATGGAACGACCAATGTTCCAACTGTAAAGCAGTACTTGCGCATCAACTCCATGTTTGTGTCGTCTGGTAGCGTAACAAATCCAACGGGTGTCGTTTCTTTGTCAAACGGTGGCGTTGTCTACGGTCAGATTAACACGGGCGTTTTTAACGGAACTACAGCAAGCTTGGGACGTTCCCAGATGGCTGTTTACACCGTTCCGGCAGGCTACACATTCTACGGATACCGTTACGGCGCTTATTCATCATTCAACGGTAACAGCGCGAACTACACGACTTATCGTGCAATTACCAACTCATCTGCTGGTGTTCAGCAGTTGATTGTTCAAACACCTTACAACACGACTTATGAAGTTCAGCGTCATTTCCCATTTCCGTATGCGGAAAAGACCGATCTCCGCTTCCAAGTTGCTCCTAGTGCTGCAACAGCGGCGGTTGTTAGCATCAACGTTGGTGGCATCTTGATCAAGAATGACGCTACCCAGTAAGGTTTAAGCCATGACAACCAGCGGGACTTACAACTTTAATCCCGGTCTTGGTGAGATCACGCTCTATGCGTACAATCTCATTGGGGTCAGGAATACTGCTGTGCTGCAAGAGCATATGGAAGCCGCCCGTATGGCGACTAACATGATGCTTGCCCGCTGGGCCAACCAAGGCGTCAATCTCTGGAAGGTTGATCTTGTCACGACACCTTTAGTGACTGGTCAGGCGACATACTCTGTTGATGCCAAGACTGTTGTCATTTTGGATGCTTATGTCCAGAACGATGACAGCGGTGCCAACATTGACCGTATTATCCTGCCAATCAGCCGTACGGAATATGCGTCTTATCCAAACAAAGAGCAGCAGGGTTTTCCGACTGTCTTTTGGTTTGACAGGCTTCTGTCACCGACTGTCACGCTTTGGCCGGTTCCTAACACTGACAACGGCCCGCAGTCTCTGAAGTATTATCGCGTCACACAGATTCAGGATGCCGGTCTCCAGAACGGTCAGACTGTTGATATTCCGTATCTGTGGCTTGAAGCGTTTGCTTATGGCTTGGCTCTGCGTTTGGCTCAGATTTGGCGTCCAGAATTTGTCATGACGATGAAGCCGTTTGCTGACGAATCATACCAGATCGCTGCCGATCAGAACGTGGAAACAGCGCAACAGTACATCTCACCAATGATTTCTGGTTATTTCAGACCGTAAGGAGGCGACATGGCTTACGCTTCTAGGTCTGGCAGGGCAAGAACCAGCGCACGGGATCCAAGGGCGTTTGCCATCTGTGATCGCTGCGCTATTTGGTATAATCATCATCAACTGAAGTGGCAGTATGATTGGGCGGGTGCATCGCTCATCAATAAGCGCATCCTTGTATGCGATACTTGCTATGATGAGCCTCAGAATCAACTTCGTGCTATTGTTTTGCCAGCAGACCCGATGCCGATCATCAATCCGCGTGTAGAACCATACGCATGGGATGAAATTGATCGCCGTCAGGTGTCTGGTTACAACACGACCAACCAAACAACTGGTATCCCTGTCCCACAGGGTGATACCCGCGTTACGACAGCGGATAACTTAGCAACCGATAACACCCGCGTCACACAACAGACTGGTGAGGCGCCCGGCGGCACCAATCAGCTTCCTGGCACGGACCCGAACGCTGTCACCTATCGCAACATTACCAACGTCACGAACAATGGCATTGGAGTGATTCGCCTGACCATGGACACCAC